AACTAGAAACACTGTTCCACGCCCCGGTTACCGCTGTTTTTGCCGCGCTAAATGCTTTCTGAATAGATTCTTTTGCTGAACTAAAAGCATTCTTAATAGGTGTTGTAACATGCTCCTTAAACCAACCGGAAACTACAGCCCATACCGATTTCACAGTTGTCCACAGAACCTTGAATATAGTCGATACTGTCGATTTCAATAATTCAAAGTTCTTCTTTATTGGCTCAATGACTTTTGTTTTAAACCAATCAGAAACAACAATCCATACCGCCTTGACAATAATCCACAATCCTTGAAAGATTTGACCAACTCTTTTCGAAAATCCTTGGAAAAATGAAACAATAGGAGTTATAACATTAGTCTTGAACCATCCAGAAACTGTTTTCCATACACCGGATATATCTTTCCATAAAGAAGAGAAAAAACCGGAAACGGATTTCCATAATCCCTCAAAAAATCCGCTTATTGGCTTAATCACATTAGTATTAAACCAATCTCCGGCTTTTGAGAAAATTTCTTTTATTTCTTTCCAATGATCCTTGACTACTACAGTTGCCGTTGCAACAGCGGCTACTATTCCTGCGGTAATCGCTGCCGGTGCTGCCGCTACCCCTAAAATAACCGCTCCGACTGCCGTAATCGTAACTCCGACAAGCATAAGTGCTTCATTAAGCCAACTGAATCCGTTCTTTAGCATGGTCACAAAGTTTGATATTGCAGTAAACGCGCCAATTGCAACAGATCCAATCCCGGTTATAGCTTTTGCTACCGGACTGATAAAAGAAAGTGCGCTCTCTGCCGCACCGCTACCGAATAAAGCTTTGACACCAGCTGAAACAGTTGTTCCAAGTGTAGCAAACGCCCCACCTATTTTTTTTGACAAAGCGGTAGACAATACTGCCGAGATTCCCTCATTTGCCGCAATTTCAACGCCAAGCCTTGATGCAAGTGAACCGGCTATTGCTTTCGAAATGGAAGTCCCTATGATTCCAAGCGCGGTTTTTGCAAGATGCAATCCAAGAATTTTTTTGATTGTCAGCGCACCGACAATAATTGCAACCGTCTTTACATCTAAGTTACTTAAAAACTCCTTTGCTCCGTTCCAAACATCCTTCCAAGAAATTTTACTTAATGCCGTAGTAACTGCATCAAACGCCCCTTGCGCCCATGCATTAAGCGTTTGAGCCAATAATGCAAAGTCAAAGTTTTGGAAAAACTTGTTGATTCCGTCTGCGATTGAATTTCCAAATTGTTTCCAATTAAATGTCGTGCCGAATGAATCTAAACCATGAAGCACCGTGTTTAATG